TGAAGAGATCAAACCGGCGCACCTGGCATATTCATACGTATTCATATTTAATACGAATGAGGCTCTCCGTGCTTATTCACATGCAGCATTGTCTTCCTATACACACGGCCAATTAAAAAATGAGGTGAGAATATAATGGCAACAACAACTGAGAATTATGGACTTAAAAAGCCGCTGACGACAGATTACTATGATGTTGAAGTTCAGAATGAGAATATGGACCGTATTGATCAAGCACTAAAAGGAAATATGGATCGCGTTGAAGGTGAGTCTTTAGTAAGAGATGCGGCAGACACTGCACTTGGAAACTTAATCAGCAATGAAGCAGCAGCAAGGTCCGCAGCCGATTCTGCGCTGTTGGCCGTGGCCACAACATCCGCAAATGGCCTTATGTCAGCTGCAGATAAGGCCAAGCTGAATGGGATAGCAACTGGGGCGAATAATTACATCCATCCTACTACCGCTGGCAATAAACATATTCCTGCCGGTGGATCAACCGACCAAATTTTAGGTTACTCTGCCGATGGTATTGCTACATGGATTCCACAGTTGGCAGCAAAAGTGCTATTATCTGCATCTACGGGTAATTTATTTGGGGCTACTACAGTCGACGCCGCGTTAGCGTTGGCTCCCCCAAAGAAAAATATAGTTGTTATCACAACATCAGGTACCTGGATTCCACCAAGAGCAAATATGCTGATAGATATTTTTATGATATCTGGTGGAGGTGGAGGCGGAGGCGATACTGGAGTAGGAGGAGGCGGAGGCTATGCAAAACATATTAAGGATTATCGAATTACATCAACTGCACCGATACCCTTAACTATTGGTGCGGGCGGAGCAGCTGGAGCTAGTAATGGTAACGGCGGCAATGGAGGCGTTACCATGTTTGGGACGCTTTCCACGCTTAGCGGGGGTGAAGGAGGGTACTGGCGTGCTCCTTCATATCCATACGGTGGCAATGGAGGTGCGGCTGGAGGCATTGGTGGGATGTCATCCGGCAACTCTGGCGCTAATGGCGCAAGTGGGTTGGGTGGTAATTCGCAAGTGATATATAGGGCTGCTGGCGGCGGTGGAACAAACGCTAACCTTCAGGGCGGAATTGGGATCTATGATGGTACAACAGGCGGGTATTGTCTCCTTAACGGTATCTTGTATGGAGGAGGAGGAGGCGGCGGTGCCACAAGCACCGGAAGTGCTGGCCTTGGAGGAGAAGGAGGCGGTGGAAATGGGGGCACCACAGGTGTTAACGGACAAAATGCCACTCAAAGAGGGGCAGGAGGAGGCGGCGGTGGAAGTGGAGCAGCAGGTGGTGTCGGAATGCCTGGAATAATTGTAATCGCATATTAACGGAGGTAATTAAAATGGAAGTATTTAACCGAGAATGGGCCGTTATTAAGAGATCCGTATGTGTAAATATAGCCTATTTTGAGTCAGAAAATAGCTTATCTGATTTTATAAAGGTAATGGAAGACCCCAGTCTGTGTGATCGGCTCGTGCCCAAGGAAGAAGGGTATTCCATAGGTGATAACTACGTAGATGGTAGCTGGAGTAAGCCCAAATCATATCTCACTTCGCCCACCGAGCTTCGCAAACAGGCTTACCAGACCCTGCTTACAAAGAACGACGACACCGACCTAATACTGTGGGATGGTAAGGCAATCACGGTAGACCAAGCCAACAAAATCTACATTGAGTATGGTGCTGAAGGCAATTTCAAAGCTGCGGAAATCCGCGCGATGATCGTAGTTGCCAAAACGTATATTAGGGAGCTATATCCAGATTGTTAGCTCTGATAAACCTTAAAAAAAATGACGTGGAGGGTGAAACAAACACATGCTCAACGAAATAAAACAGTCCATTACGGACAAGCTTACAGCCTTATTCCCACCAGAAGAAGGCTATGCTCTCTTTGACGAAACAGTTCCAGAGGGCAGCGGCAGCGAGAAACCATATTTCTTACTCTTGCTGACGAAGCAAACCTACAGCAAGAAACTAAAAGACACATACCAAAGTACACTATCTTTTGATCTAGGATATCACAGCAATCTAGATATCGCAGAAAATAAAAAAGACCTGATGAGGGTGCAGGAAATCCTCATCAGGTCTTTTGATTCGGCGGGAACATACCGGATCAGGAACAAAAGTGCTCAGATAACAGAGCAAGTATTGCATGTAACCTTTGATATCAGCTATTCAGAAATGAAAGTTGAGGATGCTGTATCTATGCAGCAAATAGAAGCTACAACTAATATTTAAAAAGGAGGGTCATCATGGGAGGAACATGGACCAGTCAAAACAAAATTTTACCGGGTGCGTACATAAACTTTCTCACCAATACGGCATTGTCGATCACGCCCGGTGAGAGGGGAATTGTCGTACTGCTTCAGGAGATGTCTGTCGGTGCTGCAGGTGAAATGTATTCTGTAACAGCAACGGATGCAAGCGGTTATCCAAGCGGAGCCACTGACGCGGATAAGATTTTGGTCAATCAGGCTCTGAAGGGAGCAAAAACGGTTATCGTATATAACCTTGGTTCAGCTCATGATTCCAGCGCACTTACCAGTGCTTTGGATTCATTAAAAACAGTTGACTTTAATACTCTTTGCTACCCTTTTGCCGCAGCAACCCACGCTGCCAGCCAAGCGGCCATTAAGACTTGGATCACAGCCATGAGAGATACAGAGGGTCGTAAGATTCAGTCTGTTCTGGCCGATTACTCAGGCGATTCTGAAGCAGTCATCAATGTGACTCAGGGCGTGAAATTATCAGACGGCACAACACTTACCAGTGCTCAGACAACAGCATGGGTAGCGGGTATTACTGCCGGAGCAACAATTTATCAGTCCAATACAGGAAAAAAGTATACAGATGCCATTGATGTCGTTCCCAGACTGACAAAAAGTGAAATGGAAGCAGCAGTGCCAGCCGGCAAGTTTATCTTCAAGGTAGACACCGCTCAGAATGTCACCGCCGTTTATGACATCAATTCGCTGGTTTCCTTTACGGCGGACAAAGGTGAAATGTTCAGGAAAAACAGAGTGATGAGAACAATTGACGGTATCAACAATGACATCGTGGATATTTTCGAGGCAAACTACGTTGGCAAAACCAATAATAACGCGGACGGAAGAGCTCTGCTGCGGGCAACATTAGTCCAGTATTTTACTGAGCTTCAGAACCTGTCTGCAATTCAGAATTTCACAGAGGATGACGTAACAGTTTCCGCCGGTATCGACTCTGATGCAGTGGTCATTGAGAGCTATGTTCAGCCGGTAGACAGCGTGGAGAAAATCTATATCACTGTGAACTTGGCTTAATAGGAGGATAAAATCATGTCAGATAATTATACAAGAATCGCGGATACCATATCCTCTCATGAGGGGAAGGCCTATATTACCATCAACGGATCAAATCGGGAACTGTTTGAGGTCTCCACATTAAAAGCACAGCTGGGATTGACCGTATCTTCAAAAAGAATGCTGGGCAGCAGAATGACGCAGCACAAGGTGACTGGGGCAGAAGGAACAGGAAGCCTCACCATGTATTTTATGAACAGTGAAGTGCTGAAGCAGGCATTGGCTTACCTTAAGGAAGGCAACTATAACGGAATTACACTGCAGGTATATAACGAGGACGCACAGTCCACCGTTGGAAGGCAGGAAGTCGTTCTGACAAATGTCATTTTCGCATCCATTCCGGTGGCTGTGCTTGATGACAGTTCCGATGATCCCATCACTTTTGACACCGACTTTACCTACGACGGAATTAACGTTCTGGAAAGCTTTACGCTTCCGGAAAACTACAGATAAGTGGAGGAGCCTTGTGCTCCTCTCTTCTTTAAACAATTGTTAGGAGAAAACAAAATGAGTTCTATAAAAGCATTTTTAAACCCCGTTCAGATCGGGAATCGTGAGGTAATCGTTTCGGAAAGGTTTTTGGGAGAAGACGGGAAACCGATCCCCTTTATTATAAAGCCTATCACGCAAAAGGAAAATGAGCAGCTGATCAAGAAGTTTACAAAGGTTGACAAGAAGGGCGTCGAGACCTTTAATAGAACGGAATATGTTCAGGCGTTGACTGCCAGCGCTGTTGTCGAACCGAATCTTTCGGATGCAAAGCTGCAGGATAAGTATGGACTTGGTGAAACTGAGACATTGAAAAACATGCTGCTCATCGGAGAATTTGCAAACCTGGCTCAGGCAGTTCAGGAACTCAGCGGCCTTGATAAAGATATCAACAAGGATATTGATGAAGTAAAAAACGAATAAGGGAGGGTGATGCCGAGTTTAACTTGGCGCACTTTGCCCTCCAAAAATTGCGTATCCTTCCTTCACAATTATGCGCCATGAGCCATGAAGAAAAAGCATTCATTTATGGAAGCATTATCGTGCGCGTTGAGGAAGAAAAAAATGCATCAAAAAATATTTCGAAGAAGGGGAGGAAAAGGTGATGGCGAGCCTGCAACAAACTTTAGCAATGATGACCGCTTCTTTTGCTTTAAGAAAGGTTGTTAAACTAACCAAAAATGCAGCCGGTGATTTTACCAGGCTTGTGGACTCAGTTGATTCTCTTAACAAGAAATTGGGAGTTACAGGCGACAAGAGCGATGCGCTATCTGGTTCAATTAGTGAGATTATGAAATTGGATAAGATAAAACTTGGAATGGGAGCAGCAGATAATTATCTTCGTATGCAGACCCGACTCAAGGCCGCCAATACAGAATTGCAGACACAAGCGGATCTTCAGAGCAAAGTATTTGCCGCAGCGAACAGATCGAGAACCTCTTATTCCGATATGGTCAATACTTTTGCAGATCTTAAGACAGCGGCAGGAAATGCGTTCGGTTCAAACAGTGAAGCGTTAGGGTTTACAGAATTGATCCATAAATCATACAAACTTGGCGGAAGTTCATCAGAGGAACAGTCTAGTGGAATAGGACAAGTGGTGAACGCTATGGGAAGTGGAAAGGTCGATAGCAGTGCATTTGATAATATGGCACAGGGAGCACCTGCGATGCTCAAAGCGCTGGAGACCTTTACCGGAAAGTCCCGAGCAGAGTTAAGAAGTATGGCATCAGAGGGCATACTTACTGCCGACACTTTGAAGAAAGCGCTATTTGCAGCTTCAAAGGATATTAATGACAATTTTGTTGAGCTGCCTATGACCTTTGCAGACGTATGGAGTAGGATAAAAAATGCGGGGATAGAGGCCTTTGGCGGTGTGATGGATCGCATCGAGGAGCTAATGAAATCCAATCAGTTTCAAGCTTTTTTGGATGGTCTGGTCGCTGGAATCTATCTTATTGGCGATACCGCAAATTGGCTGGTTGACACAATCATAAGCAATTGGGATACGATTAGTCCAATATTAGCAATATTAGGTGGGGTGGTTTTAACAGCTATAACCGCAAAGATTTGGGAGACTGTAGCAGCTCTCTTTGCACAGGCAGGAGCGCTATTTCTCAATTACTGGCCGCTTATGTTGATCATCGGAGCAATTGCACTTGCTATTTTAATTGCAAGGCAATACGGAGCAACTTGGGAGGATATTCTGGGAGTAATTGGCGGAGTGATTGGAACCTTGGTAGTCATCCTCTATGATTGCTTTGCCCTGATTTGGAATATTGTTGCAAATGTGATCAATTTTATTGGGAATGCGGTTGGGGATGCTAAGAATTTAATTGAAACTCTATTCTTTGATTTGATGGTTAGCGTTTTAGGCTTTATTGAAGCAATGGCGAAAGGCTTAGAGGAATTCCTCAATTTCATAGGAATTGAATCAGATATATCCGTTAAGATTACCGAAAAGAAGAATCAGTATATGGATAAAGCAGCCAGCGCAAAAGAAAAAGCTGAATGGATTGAATTTGTTAAGCAAAGAGAAATGGTGGACCCTCAAAAAGGGTATGATTTCGGATCCGCTATTGGCTCAAATTTGCCAGGTGCTTTCAATGAGAAATTAAAACAGATGAAAGACGGAATGAGTGCAGATGGCTTTAGCTTGTTGGGAGGTAATGCAAGCAACGACCTTGGTACCCCTAGCAATCCAGTTTCTGTGCAGGGCACCGGTTCAAACGGAAATCTCGCTGTTGACATGGCGGAAGAGGATATCCAGTATTTGCGTGATATCGCAGAGCGGGATTATATCAACAAATTCAGTACGGCTACAGTGGCTCCCAACATCCAGGTATCTTTCGGAGATATTCATAAGGAAGCCGATGCAGATAAGGTGGCAGGCAGAATCCAACGGATCTTGAGAGAACAAATTGCCACAGCAGGTGAGGGGGTATATTGATGAGTGACTATGCTATCTTTTTCGATTACGGTAATCGGACGTATCGCTTGCCGGTCAATCCGGACGAAGTGAAGGTAAAAAGCTCTCTTTCCGTTGAAAAATATGAAGTGCTTGGGCTGGACCAGATTGCAGTTCCAACCAGAATGGAACTAAAGGAATATTCTTTTGACTGCGAGCTCCCCCGAAAAGCGTACCACTATGTAAAGACGCCGAACCGGTTTAAAGATGCTGACTACTATTTGAAGAAATTTGAGAGATGGAGAAGCGGGCTTATTCCAGTCCGCTTTATCGCCACCAATGGAATCGGCGATGATATCAACACACTGGTATTGATTCGGGATCTGGATATCACGGAAAGGGCAGGTGAAGAGGGAGATAAATACATATCATTCTCTCTGATTGAGTACAAGCCCTACGGAAAGGCGTCTCAACTTACCAAGATGGATGACGGTCGCTATGCTGTGAAGGAAACAACTGCAGTTGAAACGGAAAATCCTAAGAATTCTGGAACTCATACAGTTGTTAAGGGCGATACCTTATGGGCAATCTCGAAAAAGTATTATGGCGACGGATCAAAGTATACAAAGATCTATCAGGCCAATACGGACAAGATAAAGAATCCCGCCCTGATTTATCCTGGTCAGATTCTGACAATACCAAATTAGGTGGTGACTCATGGAATTTTTATTAAATACGGATGACAGCACTTATGAGATAAGCCAGCTTGTGACAAAGGTATCCTATAAAGATTCGCTAAATGACGGTTGCAGTAAACTGGAATTTAGCTGCATAAATGACGACCTCTCAGTAAACAACGGAAGTGCTGTGAGTTTTAAATTTGGCGATAGCAATATCTTTTTCGGCTATGTTTTCAAGCACGGTAGGGGAAGGGAAAAAGAGATTAGCGTCACCGCTTATGATCAACTGAGATATTGCAAGGCGAAAGACACCATTTTAGTGAAGAATGATACGGCTGCAACACTCGTAAAAAAGATGTGCAACACCCTTGGCCTAAAATATGGAATCATAGAGGATTCCGGATACTTGCTTGCAACAAGCCCCCATTACGATAAGACCTGGCTGGATATGATCTATTCCGGAATCAGTGATACCGTATTATACCTTGGTAAAAAGTTTGCATTACGGGATGAGTTTGGCAGAATTACCCTTCGAGATTTGGAAAACATGAGATTGAATCTGGTGCTGGGAGATGAGAGCCTGGTTTACGACTATAGCTATGAACAGTCTGTTGATGATGAATTTTACAATCAAATCAAGCTGGTCAGCAGAAATGATACCAGTGGAAAAGATGATACCTACATAGCGAAAGACAGTAATTCCATTACACGTTACGGATTGCTGCAATATTATGAAAAAATGGACAACAATGCGAATTATGCTAAGACCAAGGACATGGCTGATCAGCTTCTGGGATTATATAACCACGAGGTCGAGAGTCTTAGCCTGAACTGTCTGGGTGATTCAAGTGTACGGGCAGGAAGCAGTGTTTACGGACAAATTGGAGACATAAAACTAGGCCGTTATCTTCTCGTAAAATCGGTTACCCACAACTTTCTGCCGGTCCATACCATGAGCCTGGAGGTGGTACTATGATCAACGAAATCAAAACAATCGTACATAACTATCTGAATTCTGCTGCTCTTTGCTGCTTGCTTACGGGCACTGTAACGAGAGACGGAATCAGAATCAGCGATAAGTTGATTCTACCCGATGAATTGGTCCTTGGAAATCTAAAGTCGTCTCTTATCATCGGGCAAAGGGTCAGGCTGCTGCGTAATCATGGCGGACAGCAATTCTACGTTCTGGAGGTGATTACCGAATGACAATACCAGCGGCATCTCTTTCAACCGATATAGAAATCGTTGACAAAATAGACACAAGCAGAACCTACAAGCTGAATGAAACCAACATCCAAGGGTATGTTGACGGGTGGGAAGCGCTGAAACAAGCAGTTAATAAGGTCTTGAACACAGAAAAGTACGAGTATCCCATTTACAGCTTTTCCTACGGAATTGAGCTGGATTCACTCATCGGCAAAGATGTTTCTTATGTGAAGGTGGAGCTCAAAAGGAGAATTCAGGAGTGCCTGCTTCGGGATGATCGCATCGAGAGTGTTGATAATTTTAACTTTTCTGTGACAGGGGATCAAATTCTTTGTACCTTTGATGTGATTAGTATTTACGGTGAAATCACTATCACAAAGGAGGTGAATTTATGATGTTTTCTGATAAGACTTATGAAAACATTTTGTCTCATATGCTTGGGCGAGTAGGCGCTGACGTGGATAAACGAGAAGGAAGCGTGATCTACGATGCGTTAGCGCCCTGTGCGTATGAGCTTGCCCAGACTTATTATAACCTCAATCAGTTTCTGGATCTGGTCTTTGGTGATACCGCCTCTGGGGAGTATCTCGATCGGGTTATTTCGGACTACGGCATGTCTCGAAAAGCAGCAACCCATGCTGTTCGAAAAATAGAGACGAACGGCACCGTGAATATCGGAACCAGATGGGGGATGAAAGATACAACTTATAAGATTACGGAAATGACAGCAACAAATGTCTACAGTGCCATCTGCGAGCAGGAAGGTGAATTAGGAAACCTCTACAACGGAGCACTGGAAAACATCGATAATCTCGCCGGAGTAACGGCAGTTCTGACTGATATCATCACATCAGGAGCCGATGAAGAAACCGACGATAATTTGAGATCAAGGTTCTATGCGAAAGTGCAAGCCCCCAGCACCTCTGGAAATGCGGATCACTATAAAGAGTGGGCGTTAAAGGTACAGGGTACCGGCAATGCAAAGGTTCTACCCCTGTGGGATGGTGCGGGAACTGTGAAAGTACTTGTCGTTGATAGTAATATGCAGATTGATGAAAGCTTGCCGAATTCTGTAGCAGCATTTATTGAAACGGTTCGCCCCATTGGAGCTGCCGTTACGGTTCAAAGTCCTGACTGCGTTCCCATTACAATATCTGCAAATATATGGCTCGATGGGTCAAGGAATTTCAATGATGTACAGGCCTCCTTCCGGGTCACGGTAGCAGAATATCTAAATAGCCTAGCTTTTAACACATATTCTGTGAGCCATGCAAAGGTTGGAAGTCTGCTGCTTGATACCTCAGGGGTGAAAGACTACGATTCACTTCTGGTCAATGGGGGTACGGCCAATATTACCATAGGCGAAACACAGATTCCTACAGTAGGAACGATCTCTTTAATGGAGGTTGATTGATATGGGCTGGATGGAAATACTGCCCGCAGTCTATGCTGGCAATGCCACCATGGAAGAGATGCAAAATATAGTGAACAATGAGTTGACAGAGGTATTAGAGGGCTTTCAAGAAATAACAAATGAGTGCTTTATTAATACATCTTTGAGCCTTCTAAGCCGCTATGAACAAATCTGCGGTTTGGAGGTGGATGTCACAAAGAGCAGTTCGTTCAGGAGAGGACGGATTAAGGCAAAAGTGACCGGCATCGGAACGGTGTCAAAGCAGATGATCATTGACACTGCCGCATCCTATTCCAACGGAGAGGTGGAAGTGATTGAGGATGTTCAAAACAATCGTTTCGTCATTAAATTTGTAGGAGTTCTGGGTATTCCAGAAAACATGAGCGATCTCATTTTAACAATCGAGCAGATTAAGCCTGCACATCTGGCTTATCTCTTTGAATATACATGGATCTCGTGGAATCAGTATGAAAGCTACCATAATACATGGGAGGGCTGGGATTCCCTGAATCTGACCTGGGATGAATTTGAAAGATACAAGGAGGCGTCGTAATGGCAAGCACCAATAAAACGAAGAACTATAAGCTGAATCAGTGGCTTGGCAGTGATTACATGAAGCGGGATGATTTAAATAACGATAATGAGTTGATTGACGCAGCATTAAAATACAACGCTGACGCCCTGTCGGCAGAAGCAGTCGCCAGGACTGCGGGGGATAATGAGCTTAGGGATTTGGTCAGTAGTGAGGCCGCAGCACGGCAGGCTGCGGATGATGAAATTAATTCAATGATAAAAAGTGGAGTTACAATGTCTCCCGCTATTGGACTGGGAATGAACTCTGTAATCCGCAAGACTGATGGCATAACTTCATTTCCTAAGTTCACCATACAAGGGAAAAGCTATGTGAATCTACTTGGTAGGGATGGAAATTGCGAGGATGTGAGTAAATGGTATATGGGAGCCGGTACAATTGCATTAGACACCTCACTAAAAGTATCTGGCTCCGCATCACTAAAGGTGGAAACAAATACCAGCCCAGGGTATCATGTATCTCAGTTACTTCGGGATGGTTCAAATCGCATTCCATTGTCAGCATTGGGATTTAGTGTTGGAGATTATATTATGTTTTCCGTCTATTCTAAACCCGCCATAGGCGGGGCATCTTCAAATATATTATTTTTTGATGCGTCAAATACACAGGTTGGAAATGTAAGTACAGGAATAAACTTAGATGATACTGCATTCAAAAGAGGTTGTGTAAAAGTACAGATTCCAGCAAATACGGCAACAATTACATTACAAGTGGTATTGCTGAATTCTGGTGGATCATCTTCATTCACTGGAACAACAGAGAACTCTAATTTTGATGGAATGATGCTTAACAAAATCACAGCAGACGAATATAACAATCTATCTGCTGACCAACTCATGAAGGAATACCCCTACGTTGATTCATTCGCTTGCTTGCAGAAACCATACATCGAAGTGCGTCATGACAACCTAGTACGGAATGGAAACTGTGAGGAAAGTGTTGCGTGGTGGGAACCTTGGAATTCGACGATAACAATGTCTATTCTGAACGGGAAGTTTCAGATAGAAGATACAGTTGGAAATAAGGGATTCAAACAGATCATAAGCGTAAAACTGAATACAGACTACTATTTAATTGGAAACACAAGTGGTAGCAAAATAAATGTTTATGATAAAAAATTTACAACACTTATCAGGACTGGAACAGGTACATTTAATACCGGAAATAACGGTGAAATAGGGCTATATGCTATGAACTTAGTAAATGCTCCTGCAACATTTACCTTCGATTCTCTTATGATCATCGAAGGAACCACTGCCCCGGCATCATACAAGCCCTGCCGAATTGAACGTTGCGCTATTGAGGGGAAATTTACTTCTGACGATACGTTCACATACGAAAATGGTGAAGTGTCTGGAATGCTGAATTGGAAGCATAAGACGCTGTATGGGAAGGATTATGATTGGCAGTATGCACTGGATTTCACGGGAAGTAAGGCTGCTAAGTTAGTTTCTGTGTTTAGAGACGGCATCACTAGTTCTAGAGCTGTATCAATAAAATATGATGGAACTGTAATGGGGTACCAAAATCCATTCGCCAATGATACTTTAGAGGTGGCAGTTTTCAACGGTGTATACGATTTCTATGTAAAGATTAAAGACTCAGACTCTGGATGGGCAGAAACCCTCTCCCCCAACGCTGATGAAGTCAAGGCATTTATGAATGGATGGAAGGCTGTAAATAGCTATAATTCTCGATATATAGCATGGATTAGTATTGTCGATGGCTCTTTTCCAATCAATATTACAACGGCAGTTGGTCAAGCGACAGGGCTTGAAAGTCTTACAGTAGTTAACGCATCAAATTTTGCGGTGGGGGAGGTTTTTGTCGTAAGGGGGACAAATGGAACAAATTACACCAAAACCATTTCCTCAATATCTGGGAACGTTTTAAATTTTACTGGAGCAATTACGTCAGCAATCAGTGCTGGTGCCACTGTTGGGAGAGCAGACAATGGTTCTTCAATAGTAAATACAATCACCTACTGCAAAAACAACATCGCCCCCGGCTACGAAGGCTACCAACTCCACTACAAACTTGCAAACCCCGAACCC